GTTTGTTCTTGCTCATCCGGCCATTCCATAGTATACTCCATATAACAACAGCATCACAGTCGTGTCCGTTTTCAACAGGTGTTATACCAGCGGCACGACAGCTGTTTAAAAATGCTTCCATAACTGGCTTGCTATTCTTCGCACACTGCTCAGGATAATATGCTATGTTATTGATCAAAGGTTAAATACTCATATGAAACGTTATACAGTAATTACCACCTTCAATCAACAGGGCCTCGATAAGTATGGTCAACGTTGTATTAGTACATTTGAAAAGTTCTGGCCAGACGAAGTAGATCTAATTGTTTATACAGAAAAATGCACACCTAAAATTACCAAACCAAATGTTAAGACTATTGATCTAATCGCAAATAGCAAACACTGTAAACGTTATATCAAACGTCACAGAGACAATCCAGAGGCAAACGGTGGACAGGGTCCTCACAACGAAAAGATTTGGAAACCTAATAAACACTTTAAATGGCAAGGATTGCGTTTCAGTTACAAAGTTTTTAGCATATATCATGCTATGCAATACGTAGATACTGAATGGGTTATCTGGTTAGATGCTGATACATTAACACACAGCACTATTACTGAAAGTTTTCTTGATAGTGTTTCTCCAAAAAACTGTGTAGTAACACATCTTGGCAGAGGTGAAAGATACCATAGTGAGTGTGGATGGGTAGGATATCACAAAGCAGATCCGATGTGCATGGAGTTTGTAGAAGCATTTGCAAACATGTATAAGAATGATACTATGTTTAACTATCCAGAATGGCATGATAGTTACTTGTTTGACGTACAAAGAAAAATATTTAGAGATAACAGAGGTGCACACTTTCATAATCTAAACCCCGACCCAGATCTTAAGGGCCTAGCAGGGCATCCTTTTGTAAACAGTGATCTTGGACGCTATATGGATCATATGAAAGGTGAGCGAAAGAACATAGGACATAGTGAACCTCGAGATATAAAACTTCATGGAAACTTACCATACTGGAAAGGCATAACAGGTGTTAAATAATTTAATTTTTAGTTTTGCACTTAGCACACATTTAGGATTAAGTGGCGACTTTAGTATGATACATCCACATGTGCAGTATCGTATGGACAATAATTATATTACAGGAATCTATCATAACAGTGATGGTCGTGAAAGCATATACGTTGGCAAACGTGCAAGTTACAAAGCACCATACGGTATTATCCCAGAAGTAAGTATAGAATATGGCATTGTACACGGATATAAAGAATGGGATCTTGCTCCAATGTTAAAAGTCAACTATGGTAATGTATTTGTTGCACCAGCGGCAACCAAAGATAACGTTGGTATGGTATTAGGATATGAGGTAAAGTTCTAATGTATCAAGCACAAGGATGGTTCTTTGCAGACCAAGACACACATTTTGCACACATGATTGAAAAAAACATTAAAAAAGGTGGACCTGCAGAATACCAACAACCAGTAAGACATAAGAGTTTAGAATTTGTTAAAGACTTTGGTATTGCAGTAGATATAGGTGCTAACGTAGGTTTATGGAGTAGAGATCTTGCACGTAGGTTTGCACATGTAATTGCTATAGAACCTGTAGTAGAATTTCAAGAATGTTTGCGTCGTAACGTTCCAATGGAAAACATTGAAGTATGGCCTATTGCACTTGGCACAGAAGACACTACAATAGATATGGTTATTACCGAAGGTAACACAGGACACTCACACATAAACAAAGACACAGTCGGTACTGGAAAAGTAGAAATGAAACGTCTAGACAGTTTACGGTTTGATCGTATCGACTATATGAAAATTGATTGTGAAGGTTACGAAATGCAAATTCTCAAAGGTGGAGAAAATATTATACGTACACACAAACCAGTAATTGTTGTTGAACAAAAACTGCATACTGATACAGGTATTACCAAAGAAACACAATACGGTTGTGTAGATTTGTTAAAAAGTTGGGGTGCTAAAGAATTAGGTAGAGTACGCAACGATTGTATTCTAGGTTGGTAGGTACTGTTCAAAGTGTTTGTATATTTCACCTGCACTGCTCTGTTCTATAGTCCAATGTGCTTGTGCTAAATCGTTTAACCATTGTGTTCTATTTGGTATAAGTGGATTTGTTATATTTTTTAAAGTATGATTAGCAACGTCCCAAGTAACTGCACTTTCTTCACTTACAAATGTAGGTATTCCTTGAAGCACACTTAACACACTGCTAGAACTATTATAATACACTGCACATCGAGCAGTTTTCATACTTTGATGAAGTGTTACAGTCATACTATCAATAAGTTGTACATCTTGAAATTGATTTACCCAACTCCAATCACGTTTTACTTTTGTACCCGTTTTATTTAGATCGCCTGGGTGAGCTCTTACAACAATAGGTTCGTCTGTAAGGTTACGTATTTTTTTGATGGTTTTCTTGAGCCACTCCTCTTGATCAAATCCTTTAGCGTTCCAACCGTTGTCTCGTTGCAAACATACTAGTATGTTTTCGCCACTATTACTCCAAGGTATGTCAACAAGACTTAAACTGTTTTTGATCATGTTCCAGTGTTTGTCTGTGCTATTTTTGTTAGCATAATTACCTGTGTTCCAAAATACATTGTCAAGACTGTATCTCAGCCACATGTTTTCATGATTGTGATGAAACTTAAAGCAACTGCCATCAATACTCATGACTTTGGCGCCAGTAAGTTTTTGTTGTTGTATTATTGCGTCACGGAAATAGATATGCGGGCCACTATAACTCATTCCAACCCAACCAAGTATAACTGCTAGTCTTGTATTGTACACTTGCCGATTCTGTAAATTATCGTCAACTAGCCAACGCACACCACACCTCGCAGCACCTTCACCAAAGGCTCTCATAACTTGTACTTTGATATTGTGGTTTCTAATTTTTGGCAACGTACCTAAATAGACTACAACATCGTAATCCCACGTAGTCATAGTTAACTATTTGTCTCCTGTAGTATACTCCAAGCAGTACCATTTATCATTTCTTCAGGAGTAAACTGTGCATATGCTAAGTTACAACAAAATTCTCTGACTTTATCAACTACCGGCATTAATGGATTTTCAATACGAGACAAGTCAGTGTTTGCTAAAGGTTCAGCGGCATTTGGACCCATAGTAAAAACTGGCTTGCCAAGTATCAAAGATTCAACTGCGGCTATACTGTTATATGTGACCATACAATGTATATCGTTTGCTAGTGCCATTTCCATGGTATCATCGTTTGTGCGTATGTGTCGGTTTTGTTTTTCTCTTATCACAATCGGTCTATCAGTGTGTTTAGCAATTTCTTGCGTAGTGCTTTCAATCCATTCTTTTAAATCAACTGCCCAATATGTCAGAGCTTTTTGACTCGGCGGACAAAGTAATATGTTTCTACCAGGAGTTTTACGTTTAATAATTACTCCCGTTTTAATAAATCTATCATCTGAACAGTCATGATTGATTGGAAGATTAAATTGTAAACTATTTTTGCTTATTCTGTGATATCTTTTTGTTTTAGCATTTCCAAAATATCCGGTATCTATATAGTAAAAATCACGTTTATCTTTTAATGCCTTGTGCATGACTTTTTTCTTAGCAATACCTCGCACTGCAATAGGAATACTTACGTCCAGATCAAGTAAATTTTTGCTGCCAGCAAACACACCGTGGCTACCAGACAAAAAGTTTTCGAGTATAGCATCCATTTTCAATTCTTTGCCTCCTTTTAGCTCTCCTTCTCCGCCAGCATCAATTATTCCCACAACTTTATAAGATTGAATTGCTTTAGCAAACTTGTGTAAACAATTTTGAAATACCCTATTGCTATAGATAGTAAAAGGGTCTTGTGCTGATTGAACAACATCAGTTAATAAACTGCGTAAGTGTTCTGGTATTGTAAGGTCTTGTACTGTAACCACTTTACAATCTTTTTTTGCATCAATATAACCTTCATGATATGAATTCCATACATCGGCATATTCACAATTCTGATGATTAGAAAACCACGGCCCACCTTCCGTATAGTGTAGCAAACTTGGAGATCCATCTCTGCCTTCGACATACCAACCGCATAACCAATTCCATTGTGGCCCAAGCAAGCCAATATCTTTATCTTTTAACCAACTAAACCTGTGTAAATATGCACCAGTGACTTCTGGATCGTTTACTAGATCAAGTGTAACTTTTTTGTTATCTGGATGAGCACAGTTCCATACTACCATAGAACTCCAGTTCTTACGCGGATATGCAAGTTGTTGTTGTCCATCCATCTTTATACCAGGAGGAGGTGTGTAGTCATGTTGCACACAACTTATTGCTTTTTTTGGATCTACTTCCTCAAGTAGTTCAGCAATGTCTGTTAGTAGCACCATATCACTATCCATAAAGATAGCAGTACCTTGATAATCATTTAGGGCAGGTACTAAGAAACGTGTGAATGTAAACTCTGTACTTGCTAACTTGTCGATGTCACGCCAATAATACTTTTTATCTCTTAGTTCTTGTTGCTTTAGCATTACTATGTTGACCGGAATACTCGCATGTTGAAGTATGCTATGACGGCAAACTTCTGCGGCTATAGGCTCTCTGCTATCCCAACCAATGTATACTGTTAACATTTAATCTAATCTTTCTATATCTTCTTCTGTGAGGTTAGCACCTTTCCATACTTCTATAATATGTGCCGGCTCGTTTGATTCATTTACACCTCGATGCCATGTATTAGCAGGTATATCAATAGGGTTTGGCGGTGTGAGATCGCGTCTTTGAGGATCAACTGGTTCTGCTCTTTGACTTGTTAAGACATGTGCTTTACCACTTACAAGATTCCAAGTTTCACTACGATGCCTATGTCTTTGCATACTAAGATTACTATGTGGATTTATCACAAGTTCTTTAACAGCAAAACCATCGCCTTTGTACAACTCTCTATAGTGTCCCCAGGATCGTTCGACTTTTGGTGCTTGCCAATCTTTGAGTATCCAACTGCTTGAATTTTTTTTATCTGTTCCGCCAACTGCAAATGCAAAAGTAATTTTTTCAAATCCTGCTTTTTCCTCTAGTGTCGTGCCTGGTTGTCGATCTCCACCATTGGCAAAAATTAATTTAGCTTCTGGATTGTACTCTCGCATGTCTTTTATAAACTTAACTGCACTGTCATCTGCATCGTAGTCGTCTTCAAATCCTACAACTTTGTCTACCATTAACAGTTGACTAATTATAGCACCGCGTTCATCAAGTGGCATAAAGTATCTACCTTTTTTACGTTTTAACCATGC